TGTTACATTTGAAACAAACACTACACAATTTTTACACACGGAGTTTGCCGATTACCTTAAGAATCAGGCAAGATTTAAAACAACGTTTAGTTGTTCGCCCAAGCTCTCCGTATCTGGTGAATCTTGGACAGACGCTATTAAGCCTGCTGTTGCTGCCAATTACCGCTCTATACTTAATGCTGACATGTATTTTAAATTTGTTGTTGCTGACAGCGTTGACGTTGAAGAAGTTGATCGAGCTGTCGAGGCTTACAGAAAAATTGGGATCAATGTTCCAGTATATCTTATGCCGATGGGCGGTCGTACAGAAGGTTATAACCTTACCGTACAAGAAGTTGCAAAACTTGCTATGGCAAAAGGATACCGATTCACTCCGAGACTCCACATTAGCTTATTCGGAAATGCCTGGGGGACTTGATGACGATGCGCTTAACGCCCTTAGGCAGGGCGTACACAAAGATGAACAAATCGATAAACTAAGGAAACACATATGAAATGGCTCAATAAGCTACTAGGCAGAGAAGAAAAAGTACAACAAGAAATGCCTGTAGAATCTACTAATGAATATTTACGCAGAGCAATTCTTGCTAAAGAAAAAGAAGCTGCTACTGCTAAAGGCGAAGCATGGGTTGCTGTGTTAGATACACAAATTAATCCAAAGAATATTAAGAACGGTTTCTTTGAGCTTGATTGGAATAATCAGTTTATTGAAGAACTACTTGATGCTGGTTATAGCGGTGAGTCAAACGAACAGATTGTAGATGGATGGTTTCGAACTATTGCTATGCAAGTGTTAGGCGAAGAAGGTCTTAACACAGCGCGAGAAATGGGGTACATTAACGTAGTGCCTATTAATAAAAGCAAAAGCGAAGTATCATGATTGACATTCTATCAATCATATGCTATAATGATAACACTAAAGGCACATATATAATATGAGTACATACATTCTGGTAGACACAGCAAATACGTTCTTTAGAGCTCGTCACGTAGTACGCGGCGATATCGACACAAAGGTAGGCATGGCACTACACATTACGCTAAACAGTGTAAAGAAAGCATGGACTGACTTTAAAGCAGATCACGTTGTGTTCTGTTTAGAAGGTCGTAGCTGGCGTAAGGACTTTTATGCTCCTTACAAGCGTAACAGACAAGTTGCACGTGATAAACTTACTCCTACTGAATCTGCAGAAGATACAGCGTTTTGGGAAATCTTTGACGAGTTTAAAAACTTTGTTACAGAAAAGACTAACTGTACTGTTATGCAACACAAGCAACTAGAAGCAGATGATCTTATTGCAGGTTGGGTACAAATGCACCCGAATGACACTCATATTATTATTAGTACAGATGGCGACTTTGCACAACTTATTGCACCTAATGTACAGCAGTACAACGGTGTGAGTAATACAATTATTACACACAAAGGATACTTTGACGATAAGAAGCGTGAGCCTATTATTGACAAGAAGACCAAAGAAGTAAAACCTGCTCCTAATCCTAAGTGGCAAATTTTTGAAAAGTGTATGCGTGGCGACACTAGTGATAATGTGTTTAGTGCATATCCCGGTGTGCGTACAAAAGGCACTAAGAACAAAGTTGGCCTTACAGAAGCGTTTGAAGATAAAGTTACAAAAGGCTTTAACTGGAATAACATGATGCTACAGCGTTGGACTGATCATGAAGGTGTCGAACATCGTGTGCTAGATGATTATCAGCGTAATGTAGTACTGTGTGACTTAACTGCACAACCCGAACACATTAAAGAACTAATTACTACTACAATTAAAGAGCATGCTGTGCCTAAGACAGTAGATCAAGTAGGCATGCGTCTTATGAAATTCTGTGCTAAGTGGGATATGCAACGTATTGCAGATCAAGCTACTTATTATGCAGAGCCATTAAATGCGAGGTATCCGGTATGAATGCAAAAGAAATTATTAAAAATAAGTTTTGGATTGTTGAAGACAAAGGTGTTAAATTTGGCACTATTAGTTTAAATGAGGATCAGTATATTTTAAGTACTCCGACAGGTACTAAATTTTATCATACTGAAAACCAACTTACTAAAGCATTAGATCAAAAACTAAGTTGGACTGAGTTAGCAATAACTGAAATCAGTACAAAAGAAGTACACGGTTATGCAACTAACTCAACTCCTTTTAACCCTATGTTTGACGTAAAACGTAAACTTCCTTTGTTTACTAAAAGCGATAAGAGCAAGAGTTTGTACTGTGCAGGATACTATATTATTCAGTTTGAAAAAGGTTGGGTTAAGAGCTTTTGTCCTAAACTTATTACAGTAGAACGTTACACTACTAAAGGTCCATTCAAAAGTGAAATTGAGATGCGTCAGGAGTTAAGCTGTGTCAACCGTTGAACCTTTAAACACTAATCCTATTCAGCAGTTTATTAGTCAAGTTAAGGGCGCTGATGCATCTAACCAAAAAGAGCTGAAGATGAATATTGATCAAGCTCGACGCCTTGCATTTACTCTAGGCGAAGTTATGGCAAGATTAAACGGCGACCTTGAGCAGTTGCTTGCACGTAAGAATAGCGGTGCGGACGATGTGATTCAAATTAATATGGATGGCGGAAGCAAGTGGTAAATCTACTCTAAAAAGAGATAAATATATGCGTAGTTAACTAAAGGACAACGTATATGAGCAGACCCAAGCCTACCATATTAAAAGAACATGTAGATAAAAAGACTTATAAAACTGAACAAGTCTTACATTCTGATGCCATTTGGGCTGTGTTTTTCCAAAATCAGCCTTTTAATCTTAAAAGTGCAAATATGCTTACTAGCTATCCAGGACCTAAGTATAAAAAGACCAGCTTCTCAAATCCTGGGCATGCATTTAATCTAGCCAAAAAATTAAACAATTTGTTTAATAGTGACGAATTTTCTGTGGTTAAACTTACCACAGGCGAAACGATCTTCGAATGAACTGGAAAGAAACCTACACTAAAATATTCCTTAAGGCTGCTGACAAAAGTATCGGTGAGTCTGCTGTAAAGGAGTATTTTCCGGTGTGGTGGAAGAACACACGAGCAAAAGATACAGGCGGGCTGCGTCTTACTGATGAAGGCTTTCGCTTTATTACAGAAGATATAGAACTTACTACCTATGAAGTTCCGTATCCTAGAGATTTTGAGCTTACTACTAATGTAATAATTTGGATGGACAACTTTATCGACTGTCCGTATTACTTAGGTAGGCATGGCATTATTGTTACAAACGAGAAAAAAGCCATGGAATTACACCTGTTTAGCGGCGATATACGCAAGTATGGCCTAACAAAGGCCCTAAACAGACATAAAAAAGACGATTTAGACTCCAATAGTGGTTGACCTTTGCTGTTATCAGTGTTATTATATATACATAGTTAGACACAAGCACTTATAACCCTTTAAGGAACACAAAATGGAAATCTCCACACTTCGTACCGTTACTCCTAACAGCGCAAAGAAAAGCATTGTACGTGCTTTTAAGAAAAAGCGTCCGTTGTTCCTTTGGGGTCCTCCAGGTATTGGTAAATCAGATATTGTTCATCAGATTGGTGAACAAATGGAAGCCAAAGTTATTGATATTCGTTTGAGCCTTTGGGAACCTACAGACATCAAAGGTATTCCGTACTTCGATCCAAATCAGCACAAAATGGTTTGGGGTGCTCCTAGCGAGTTGCCAGATGCTGAAATGGCATCTAAATATAAATTCATTATTCTTTTCCTAGACGAAATGAACTCAGCGGCTCCTAGTGTACAAGCGGCAGCATATCAGTTGATTTTGAATCGCAAAGTTGGACAGTATACATTACCAGATAATGTTCTTATTATTGCCGCTGGTAACCGTGAAGCTGATAAGGGCGTTACGTACCGTATGCCTGCTCCGTTGGCTAACCGCTTTGTACACTTAGAACTTGCAGTATCATTTGATGACTGGTTCCAGTGGGCAGTTGATAACAAAGTACACCGCGATGTTGTAGGTTACTTGACATTTGCAAAGAAAGACTTGTACGACTTTGATCCTAAGAGCCCAAGTCGTTCGTTTGCTACTCCTCGTTCATGGATGTTTGTTAGTGAATTGCTTGAAGATGATGACGATGACACCACTACTACTGATTTAGTTAGTGGCGCAGTAGGCGAAGGTCTTGCTGTAAAATTTATGGCACATCGTCGAGTGTCGGCAACAATGCCTAATCCTACTGATATTTTAGAGGGCAAAGTTAAAGAGATGAAGTCAAAAGAAATTAGTGCTATGTACTCTTTAACTGTGTCTTTGTGCTATGAGCTTAAAGAAGCATGCGACAAGAACGATAAAAAGTTTGATGCCAAAGTAAATAACTTCCTGCGCTTTGCAATGGATAACTTTGAGACTGAGCTAGTTGTTATGGGTATTAAACTTGCTCTTACACAGTATGCTTTGCCTATTGACCCAGATGAAACTGAGTGCTTTGACGAGTTTCATACACGTTATGGTAAGTATATTACTGCCGCTCAACAAGCGTAACCATAAAAGAGTTTGGGCGTTCTCAATAAAAACGTCCATTTTCACTTGACTTTTCCTGTAAAGTAATATATAATACATACATAACAGTTAAAAAGGAATGCAAAATGAGCGTCACAGGCAAGAAAAATTGGCAACCTAAAGAGCTTACTGAAGAACAACTTAGATTGATGCGAGTTGATGTACTTGATCGTATCATTGTAGCTCGTGTTGGATTGCTGTTACGTCATCCATTTTTTGGTAATATGGCAACTCGTTTGCAGATCAAAAGTGCAGATGATTGGTTAGGTACTGCTGCCGTAGACGGACGTAACTTGTATTTTAATACTCAATTCTTTAATGCAATGTCAAACAAAGAAATTGAGTTTGTTATTGCACACGAGATTCTACACTGCGTCTTTGACCACTTAACTCGTAGACAAGACCGTATTCCAAAAATTTATAATATTGCCGCAGACTATATTGTAAATAATTTGCTTGTGCGAGATCGTATTGGTACTAAGCCAACATTTATTGACTGCTACCAAGACTTTAAATACGACAAATGGTCTTCAGAAGACGTATATGACGACATCTTTGAAGACGCTAAGAATAAAGGTGAAGAGTTTCTTAAACAACTTGGCGAACTACTAGACGAGCATATCGACTGGGAAGGTGAAGACGGCAAAGACGGCAAGCCTGGCGGTAGCGGAGCCGACGGTAAAGAAAGCAAAAGCCGTCCTACATATTCTAAAGAAGAACTGAAAAAGATCAAAGACGAGATCAAAGAAAACATGATTTCGGCGGCGCAATCATCAGGTGCAGGTAATACACCAGGCGAAGTACAGCGTATGATCAAAGAGCTTACTGAGCCTAAGATGAACTGGCGCGAAATACTGCGTCAACAAATCCAAAGTACTATACGCAACGATTACACCTTTAGCCGGCCAAGCCGTAAAGGACAAATGACTGGTGCCATTTTGCCAGGAATGAACTTTGATGAAACTATTGATATTTGTATTGCACTTGATATGAGTGGCTCAATCGGTAACGATCAAGCAAAGGACTTCCTAAGCGAAATTAAAGGCATTATGGACGAATACAAAGACTACAACATTAAATTGTGGTGCTTTGATACTAAGGTCTATAACGAGCAAGACTTTAGTGCAGACGGCGGCGATGATTTGTCATCCTACGAAATTATTGGCGGCGGCGGTACTGATTTTGATGCTAACTGGGAGTACATGAAATATAATGATATTCAACCTAAGAAGTTCATTATGTTTACAGATGGATATCCTTGGAATAGCTGGGGTGATGAATCGTATTGCGATACTATCTTTATTATCCATAGTCATAGTGATAAGAACTTGCAGGCACCGTTTGGACTAACAGCACATTACGAGGAAACGGCTTGAAACTAAAAGAAGTCAATGCATTAAACTTTTTTGAAATACGGAGAGCAAATTTACCTGCTCCGCATTTTGAATACATTCTTTTGCCTACAAGATACAACTTAGACCAAAGTCTAGTTAAATGGATAGAACAACATCTTAAAGGTAGATTTTATGTAGGCAAGGCTGTTGCAGTATCTAGTAGCAACAGTATTGAGAACATGACTAAAGTTGGATTTGAGGAAGCTAAAGAAATTTCTTATTTCACTTTGGCGTGTCCGTATTTGAAATACAATTAAATATAATATAAATTACATAACAGGAGAAAAATTATGTCCGAAGAAGTTAAAGAAGCAGCAGCTACCCCCTTAAAAGAAGCAGCAGCTACCTCAGAGCTAACAGTTAATGACTTAACTACAATTAAACAAGTTATTGACGTAGCAAGTCAGCGCGGTGCATTTAAGACAAGCGAAATGGTAGCAGTTGGCACCATTTACAATAAACTAGAATCATTCTTGGCAGCAGTTGCGGCACAACAAGAAGCACCTAAAGGAGAATAACAATGGCTGATACAAAACATGTAGGTCGTATTGCTAAAACTAGAAAAAAATGCGGCGTAGTATATCGAGTAGTACCCGGTGAACCAGAAAACTGTGTCATAGTATTGACTGAAAGTTTAGAAGCAGCTGATCATGACTCGCTTATTAATTTAATTAATTCAGCTACTGCACAAGATGCATACGAACTTGGCGAAGCAATGGCAAGATCACAATTGTCCGATGGTAGTAATATGCTTGCCCGTTTCCACACCACAGGTAGAATGCAAAAAGTTGCTACTAACTTGGTAGAAATGACCCCTAATAACAATGCATCTATTAACTTAGCAGAACTTAATAACATTATTGCCCAACAAAAAGGTGTAACTGTTGCAGATCTTGCACTAGGTGGTGCTAAACCACAAGTAGCAAATACGGGTGTAGCTAATGCAGCTGATGCATATGTTACACCAAGTATGGCAGCAATGGACGAAGCGGTTACAACTAATGATGGTATTTTGGATGACGAAAGTTTAGCTAAACAACTACGCTCGCAAGCTGATGCAATGTTTAAAGAGGCACAGCGGTTACGCAGCGAAGCAGAAGAACTTGCTCCTACCAAAAAAACAACTAAGAAAACTGCCGAGAGTGCCTAAGGGTAAGAAACTTCCACCAGGTGTTGTTGATACATGGCCTGAGGTTTTTAGCGAAATTAATGTTGATGTTGTACCAATTGAATATTTGCACAGCATTAATGTCAAGTTTAAAGATGGAAAGATCTGGGAAATTGATGTTAAAAGATCTCGCGAAAAAAAGAACGTAGACATCGAATTGGCTCTAGAAGAACTATTCGAGCAATACGAAGATGTTATCGATAGTATTGATTTTAGACTAGATACTGAGAAAGTTAAGTACGATATTAAAAAGCGTACAGCATTATTTATGAAGAAGCGTAACTAATCTTTCAGTCAAAGGCATAAATACTAGTAACAATATTATCCAGGAGTTAATAGATGGCCTTACAAGTAAGACGCGGTACTAATACAGAAAGATTAGGAATCACCCCCTTAGCAGGTGAATTAGTATATACAACAGACACAAAACAGCTATACGTAGGTGACGGTTCTACTGCTGGAGGTATTACTAGCATTTCAGGAACAATTGATTCTGTATTAGCTGATACTACTCCGCAACTAGGTGGAACACTAGACTTAAACGGAAACGATATTACTGGAACAGGTAATATTAATATTACTGGTACAATTACTGCTACAGGAAATATTAACCTAGGTGACGGTCAACTAACTGTAGGTCGCATTATGGGCGACTTGATTGCAGACGATAGTACTGTAGTTTTTGATGCAACTGCCGGAACATTGCTTGCAAGCACATTAACTGGCTCTGCTACAATTAACGTAACCGGTGACGTAACTGGTAGTTTATTTGCTGATGATAGTACACTTATAGTAGACGGAGTTGGCAATACTATTACTATTCAGTCACTTCTTGCTTCTACAACTAGTACAAATAGTGTTACAGCAGAAGGCATTTTAGATCTTAAGAGCAATACAAACGTAGTACGAACAACAGCAACAGGGGTAAAGTTAGTATCTCAAACTGTTGGGGGCGAAATTGAACAAGGCCCAGTACACCGTACTACAACTTCAAGAGGAACACTTGCTGCTCCTACTACTGTTGTTGTTGGCGATTCAATATTGTCAATATTAGGCGAAGGATACGATGGCGCTGCTTATAAAACACAAGCAGTTATAAATATCGGAGTATCTGAAAATACTGTTGGTACGGAAGCGACACCAGGTAGAATAGATTTTAGTATACGAGATGACAACGGCACATTCAACACTTCGTTTGCTCGTTTAGAATCAAACGGAGTATTTACTGCACCAGCAATTCAATCACTAGGCATAACAACTACAGTCAAAAATTCACTACTTGCTAAAGTAAGTGGCGGATTAGGTTTACAAGGCACAATAGTATACGATACTACACTTGCTGGATTAAGTTATTATCACGGTACAGATGGATGGAACAACATACTAACTGGAAATAAACCAGTTGAAACTACATCATTCATTAAGCCAGGTGTATATGCTGATAACACTGCTAGAGATGCAGTAATTACTACTCCAACAGCAGGTATGATGGTGTTTAATACAACAGGTACTAAGTTCCAAGGCTACACTGGATCAGCCTGGGTAGACTTAAACTAATAACTAAACTTTATAATTAAAAAAGTCTACGTCTCGTGCGTGGACTTTTTTTATGGCTGCAATACTTGCGCTATTGAAATGCTCTTTGAACTCCCAATGATCGTATCCTACAATGTTAGGTAATGGCAAGTTACAACCTAAGTACTCTTGTACAGTTTTTAAATCTTCTTCTAGGGTTTCTGCTTTACATATATAATCAACCCATTCGTTGTTTACATTAATAAAGTCTACTTGATTCGTAAAGCGATTAAACCATCTTGGAAATTCAAAAGGTATATCAGGATTGCAATAGTCAGCAACCCATTCATTGATAGGCTTTAGTTCTAGTACAGTTTGTCCATTCCAGTCTAACCAATATCCTTCGTCACGCACTTTGCGGTATAAGCTAAAAACTCTTTGCCACGGGTTGCGTACTACAGTTATTGTCTTAGCATTTGGATAGTGTTCACGTACCATGCCTAAGTGCGGATGATCAACCATCCAATCTACGTGAGATAGTACATTAAAGTTAGGATGTAACCAATCTGAGATAACCTTCTTCATTGCCATGCCAGTTCTAGGAACATGGACATATGCTAGTTCAGGCTTTTCTATATAAAATGTACCCATTAGTCAATCTTAATTAATTTAATTAATGATCCCATTAAGTCCCACTCCCACCATTTTTCTCCAGTGTGATAATTTGCAGGCTTTGCATGATGGTTGTTATGCCATCCTTCACCTAAACTAACAATGTTAGCAATCCAACTATTAGAACTATGATCCTTTGTTTCGTGATTTCTGTAGCCATGATAGTGTCCAAGCACATTAACTACGCCTATTAGATGCACTGTCATGCTTGCAGGAACAACATATGCAAATAACCATAGTGCAGGATCTATTAATAGTAATACAGCAGAAAATGCAAATATAATTTTAAAGTAGTTTTTAAAGATAAACTTATGTGTAGGACTACGCATCAAGTCTTTAATATACCTTACTGGGATAGCTGGTACTTTCCAATCGTATCCTAGCCAAACTTTAATTGCTTCTTTAAAATTAAACTTGCCATCAGCCCACGAACTATGCGGATCGCCTTCTCTATCTGATTGTGCATGGTGTTGTCTGTGTAAAGCTACCCAACTCATTGTAGGTCCTACTGTGCTAATAACGCTAATGTAACTTAGTATAGTTTCTAACCAAGGGTATGTTTTAAAACTTCTATGTGTTAGTAATCTATGCAGAGTTATAACACTGCTAATAGGTCCAATAATTAACCAAGAAATTGCAGCAATTGCAAATAGGTAATACTGTTGTGTGTACACTGCATATACAACTGCCGGTATGGTTACTACGTGATTGAATCCTTGTAACAGTCTTACTTTGGTGTTTAAATTCATTTGCCTTCCTCTAACTTACTCCATTCAGCATGAGTAATTGTCTTTGGTGCCCAGTTGTCAAAGGCACCTTGTGTTGTCTCTTTCCATACAAAATTTTGCCAACACTTTTGTACGGGCCACGGGCAAGTTTGTATATATCCATTTGTTCCTAATGCCCATGCGCCTTCACTGGCAATGTCCATGTGCTTACACCATACTTTCCAAAATCCTCTGTTAGGTCTTGCAGGACGATTTTGCATTGTGATTAAGTACACTTCATACGTATTTACTTCTTCTAGTGCATCTATTAGTTTACAGGTACAACGAAAGCCGTCTGTCATATCTGTAGCAGTCATTCTAAAGTCTGGAAAAGTGTACAGTCTGTTAATTTGTTTAGCAACATTAGGAGGATATCTACTGTCGTTAAACACACCTCCCATTACCATAGGTTTGCCCGTGCTGATTTGGTAAAGTACACCGTAGCCTGTGTGTTCTTCTACTTTTAAATTATCTTTAATATAATTATTGCGAAGCCAGTTATCTTCCTCTAAGCAAATATCTCTTACTTTTTCAAACTCAGGTGTAGACTCGTAATAAATTTTGACATGCGTGTCTGTTAAATCGTATCTGTATCCCATTGTAACGTATTTACATAAATATTTTTCAGAGGAGTCCGATGTTGGATACTGTAACAAAACTAAATTTTAAATTAGGTATTAACGAACTACGCCAATACTACGACAAATTAAACACAGACTACCAACATTTAGATTGGAGTTGGGAGAAGTGTGGCAATGATATTGTCAAACAATGGCGAGATGCTGCTTACGAAGATCCTGCTAACTTATTAACACACGGCTGGGCTATACAAAGTAATTTAAAAGATATTACAATACCGTGTCCTCCTTGGAATATTAGCAAACACGAAACAGTAGATTATCGTAATACAGAATTAGCATTTGGTATAATTAGTCGTTTGCAAGATAAGATACCGTTTGGGTATCGCTGGGCAGTAAGTGTGCAGCCGCCAGGTGGCAAGGTTACCGAGCATACTGATGCAGAAGACGAATACACTGTGTGGTTGCCTATTCACACTAGCGGTCCTGCAATAACATTTGACAAAGAATACGAACTAATTGCAGATGGAAGTGCTTATTTGTTAAACACTACAAATCCGCATCACACATTTAATTCTAGTAATGAAGACAGAGTTACTATTATTTTTAGATTAAAACAAGATAAACTCAACGACTTAATATCTTTAGAAGGAACTATATGAAACATCTAGCATACTTGCCTATAGATATTGATGTAGAATGGCCTAACGAAGAATTGCTGTTGCAATGGTTCGAAAATCATAAATTGTTAGATAACGACTATTGGGAGTTAACTTCAAACCGGCATGCATGGGCAATGACTTCAACTTGTAAGGAACCTAAAGACTGGCGTAGGTTTGATAAAGAAATGTGGGACAATCGTAGAACTGACGGAGTAAACGAAGGCTTATTTTTTCATCCTGGATTTGAGGAAACATTTCCTAGTCTTGCTAACTGTATCAAACAATTGCCATTTAAGCAATTAACAGTAAGTGGTATGCTTTATCAATTAGGACCCATTCCAAATCATCAAGATGCACACGATCCGCATAATCCGGCAGAACCTAGACGTTATACAATTTATTTAACAGACCCTAAACATAATACGTTTTATTTTAGTAAAGAAGAAAACGGAGAAAAACACTATCCAAATATACAGAGTCCGTGCTTTGCATTTAATAATAACAATGTATGGCATGGAGCAGTAGAAACACATCGACCAAAAATAATATTGACTACTGCTGGTATTATAGATAATGATAAACATAACGCATTAATTAACCGTAGCTTAGAAAAGTACAACAACAAGGCATTATACATATGAACTACGATTACTACTGGAATGACATACCAGGCGAAGGGAAATGTCGTAACAATTTAATTTACACAAGTCTTATGAGAGAAGATAGACAGTTGTTTTGTCAATGGTTTTACAATGATGCTGTTTATCACAAAGGACAAAACGAAGTACTTGATCCTGCATTAATGACAGAAAAGTGGAATCGAGAAGTTAAGTATTCACAACTAATGGCCGAAGAATATCCGCAGCATGTTCCTAACATATTTAAAGTCGATGCACAAGAACAAAAATTATACCTTAGTGTTGACGGGATTGACTTTTGGAATCGTGCTAACTGCACTGTAGCAAATTACGATAGTGTGCTGCCAGACTGGAGAGAACAAATGCTTGAGATATTACAAGCATACAAAGATGTAGGATTATACAAATATAGCCTACATCCTAGCAGTTACTTTATAGTAGACGGAAAATTAAAAAGTTTTAATCATTTTTTCTGCTATCACGAAAGTGAAGGTTCAATTAAGATTTCAGATCATGCTAGTCATATATACAGTACAAGACAAGATATAATGCGTACACAAATAGAGACTATGGGCATAAGTTGGGATGAGCCAGAATCGTTAAATACATTACAACATTTATGTTTTGAAAGTTTTAGAAAAAACTATACTGACGACTTTATAGATGCAGCAAAACAAATATACAATAAAGGAACTAATAATTGTTAGATCAAATTAAAATAGTTGGTATAAATCAATTTACGCAGAACGCAATTGATACTATACGTTCTGCAATAGAAGACGTCGATGGTAATGAACTGTTGCCCACTGTTAGTCTATGCCAGCACTGTCATTATCATGTTCCGGCATTACGCTATCACAAAAATAATCAAGTATTTATAGCCAAACATTGTGAAACACACGGTACAAGTCACCACATGATTGAAAGTGATTACGAATTTTATCGTAATATATACTATACCCAAGATAACCCTCAATACAACTTTAACGGCGGAGTGCTAATAGAAGTAACTGACAGGTGCAATTTAGCCTGTCCGCATTGTTATCACGAACCTGATAATGCACTTACAGATCAATCAGCTGAAAAAATTATTTCACAAATTAAAAAGTGGCCCCTTGGCGAAGATGCTATACATCGCGTCATCCTTAGTGGAGCAGAGCCAACTTTACGTAAGGACTTTAATAGTCTTGTTGAACAAATTAATGCTTTAGATCCTAGTATTACTGTGTCTGTAATGACTAACGGTATTCGTTTTTCAGATAGAAACTATGTAAAGTCGGCAATTGCAAGCGGATTAAGTAGTGTTAACATAGGATTGAATCATCCAAGTTATAATGATCACAAAGTAATTAGAAGAAAACAACTTGAAGCCATTCATAATGCACATGCAGAAGGATTACATATAAGTTATATCAGTTATACTATGATGACTCTAGGAGAAGTTGACTTTATAATGAACGAAATATGTAGCAACGAATGGCGAAGTAAAAACTTTAGAATTCGTTACGGAAGCGATATTGGTCGTAATCCTGGACAAGTGCGTATATTTGTTAGTGACGTATACAAAGCAATCGAACAATGGTGTAAGGATAATAATAAATTATTTGAAAGAATTGTAGAAGCTGACAATAATATATATCATGTTATGGCTAAAATAGACGGCAAAGACATAAGAATTATTCAATGGTGTGACGAAACAGATATTGATATGGAAGAACTTCGCTCTGGACCATGGTGCGATTTTGTGCCAGGTGGTATAACAAATTTCTTACATCAAATTATTAGAAGAGACGCTTGGAAAAATAAAGGCAATACCCTTCCTGACAGTCCAATCGAACGATATATGTTTACTAGAAATCCAACTAAAGAACCATTAGATTTATTAACAGTATATAAAAAAGAGAAGTAGCATGATTAAAGGTATTAACGGACGACCATACTTAGATATGGAACAGCACGTAGACATGGAAACGTTTGAACAATTGCAGCCAGAAATTATGCGAGGCTTTGCTGAAGCAAGATGGTTTGCAAAAGAAGGCACTTGGATGAAACCAGGCTTTGAATTTAAAGACATGAGTTACACGCTTAATTGGAAACCTATATATGCTGCAATGGAAGAGTTCCAAGCATTGCCCGACGATGATCCAATTAAAGTAGAGGGTATGAAAATATGGCCTACAGACTTTAAAGACTATAAGCAGCGTAATGTAATTACACGTTATCTTAAAATGGCAATGGAAGCGTACGATCCTTATATCTATTACTTCTTACACGAAGAAGGCGACTGGGATGATCGTCCTGAGGAGAAAAAAGAAACTGAAGAATCAGAGTTCTTTCCTAATACTATGCGTTGGCTACAAGGCTTTAAGGATAATGAAATATTCAAATCATTTGGTCGAGTAATGTTTTTTCACTGCGAAGCAGATGGATTGCCATTTGAACACAGAGACTTAGGCGCACAAAACGGCATATGGCCCAAAGACAGATACGAAGATCATAACAACGAGTTTATACATATCCGTACAGACACTCGCAATCAATTTTATATTTGGGATCCTGACAAAAAGATGAAACACGGCATTAACACTCGTGCAGCTTTTTGGAATGATCAAGATTGGCACGGAGGGAATCGTGTTATGAGTCCTACATACGGTATGCGTATTGACGGAACGTTCACTGATGCATTTAGAGAAAAATTAAAACTAAGTGGAACTTACTAAGGCTGTAAATGTAAAAAGGAACTTAGTGCCTAGCCCGGCATTAAATCCTGCATGCCAGCTTTCTAGTTTCGGATAGCGATATATAGTACCTTGTGGTTCCATATAGAAACATTCGTCTTCGACCATAAATGCTTGTCCTGGTTTAGGTTTATCTATAAAACAAATACATCTCATTAACTGTTCTTTAGTATACCCGACCAAGTTAACATCCTCTGTTAGACTAGGAATATCCCAATGCCAAGGAGCGCACTTTCCAGGACGTATTTCACTAATAAAACTTTGTAATACTGTGGTATTAGATGCCTTGCCAATTATTTTGTTAACTTCTTTGTCGTAGTGAGTGCCTGGTCTGTAATGAAAGAATTCTACACTGTTGCCTTTTGAATAACCGTGTTTGTCAGCTAGTTGTTTTTGTTTTAAATGATCTTCGTAAAATGCATGCCCAGGATCAAGATCTCTATTACCAGTAAACGGCGTCACAGTATGTTGTAGACATTCGTTAATTAACGAGTCACATAAATGCGGCGGTAGTTTTCCTAAGTAATGTTTCATATTGCTGTTCCTACTGCTAAATTAAAATACGAAGTTTCGATTAATTTAAATTCTTCTAAATGACTACTTTCAATGTTAAACGAAACGTAGTTAGTGTTATACACAAAGCTATTTACTATTCCGTTTTTATTTGCTGCATTAAGCCAGGGACTGTAAAACTCATCAAACACATATCTATAATCAGGCGTGAATGTAGTTAATGTCATTGTTATATGCACAGGATCTATTAATATATTTTGATTAAGTAGTTTCCTAACTACTAATTGTATTCTATCAATTCGTCCTGTATTTACTGCGCTATGCAGTTCACCGGCGTTCATATCAAACCAATAGTTTGATTCTACCTGCGGGTATATTAAATTAGCGTCAGTATATAATACAAAGCTACGTTCGCCCTGGATATTAAAATGATACCTATCGTCCATATCTGCATGCGAGCGATATGCCTGTCCAGGCTCTAGTTTTATTAATCGTGCTTCGCCTATGTTGCTAGGTAATGTAGATACTAGTTTGTCCCATACTGTGCCTTTGTATTCTTCTTTAATAGTCCACGCATCGTAGAAAAAGTCCCCAGTAGGCTCATTTAAAGGTAACTTAAAGTTAACATCTATATCAGCAGACTTTAACTCTTTTTTAATTTTATCATTGACAAGGTAGTTAGTCTGTGCTATCATATATTTATTTATGTGTGTAGTTAATGGATAAGTACTTTTATGAATAATAAATCATGTACATTTTGTATGCATCCTTTTACAGGACTAGCTACCCGCGAAGACGGTGCCATTAAGATATGCTGCCGTAGTGCGCCTATTGGCTATATTCAAAACGAAACACTAGAAGAAGTGTGGAATGGTGATGCCATGCGCGAAGTACGCAAGCAAGTTCTTAATAACGAACGTCCAGAAGTGTGCAAACCTTGCTTTGACCTAGAAGATCAGGGGGTGCAGAGCTTACGACAGCGTCATATAGCAGGGGTAATACCTGAAGCTAGAGTCAACTTGTACCCTGATGCACTTGATGCATTAGAAGAAGATTATACAATGCCGTTTGAACTTCCTACTATGGAAATTAAACTAAACAACTTATGCAACTTAAAATGCCGTATGTGTAATCCGTTAGACAGTACTAGCTGGAAGGACTGGGATCAAGTAACAGAGTTTTATAAAAAAGAAGATAACATATTAATTCCTATTGTAGAATCACTTGTAACTAAGCCAGGGCAGTATATAGGACCATTCGATAATAGCGACAACTGGTGGTCATCGTTTGAAAAACTATTACCATTCTTTAGGCGTGTAGAGTTTGCAGGCGGTGAGCCTCTAATGGATCCATACCATTACAAGATACTAGACAAGCTTGCAGAGTACGGTGACAACATTGAACTAAAGTACGCTACAAACGGTACTACGCTGGGCATTAAAGGTGGCAGAACGATCCATGACTATTGGCCTAAGTTTAAAAGCATAGCTGTAAACGTAAGCATAGACGGCTTACATGACGTTTACGAGTACATTAGAGGCAATGGTAAATTTAGCGTAATAGAAGAAAACATTAAAGTTTTTAAGAGTTTTCCTAATGTAAGCAGAGTAGTTGGTGCATTTACTGTACAATCAAACAACATAATGCAGATTGATAAAGTTATTGATTACTTTATTAACGAACTAGGAATTGTGTTTTATTCTCACAGAGTATCTTATCCTAAATCATTAAGTGCGCAAGTATTGCCGCCAGAACTAAAAGCAAAAGTAATAGCACGTTTAGAACAAATGAAAACAGAAGTATTAGAATACCCGATGGTTAAACAGCATAAACTATTAGAAACTGTAACACTACAACAGATACAAGATAACATTAACTTCTTACAAGCAAAGTGCATGTATGAAACACATTGGCAAGACTGTATAGAGTTTAACAAACGCTTAGATAAAACTCGTGGGCAAGACTTCCTTGCAGCTAATCCAGAATTTATTCCGTATGTTTAAAGTAGAAAGTCGATGGGGACATCATACCAGTGTTCATGTAGAATGGAATATAGGCAAACGCTGTAACTTAGATTGCGGATACTGTCCTGCGGAAATACACGATAACTTTAGTCCGCACACTAATATAGATACAATGACTGCTGCAATATATAAATTAGCGGAATTAGATAAACCAATACGTCTTAGTTTAACTGGTGGCGAGCCAACTGTACATCCTAAAATAAATGAAATATTAAAATGTGCCAGAGATAGTTTAGATTGGCTAAGTGTTACAACTAATGGGCTACGCTCATCAGATTGGTACATTAAGCAACCAGTAAACCAATGGGTGTTTAGTTTACATTTTGATAACAAACACAGTCGGCGAGCTGCTGAAAACGTTGTTAAGTACTCGCAACTACTAGATATGGAAGGCATGGCTACACTATACCAAGTCAATCTAATGGCACATCACGAACACATGGACGAAGTTAGAGCAGCAGCTACATTGTTAGAAGGACATAACATTCCATATGTGTGCAGACGTATCAGATGGACCGAAGCAGATAATCGAGAATGGTTTGACGATTTACGCTATCAGACAGCAGACTTAGATTGGATATTAAGTAAAGTTGCAACTGTAAAGCCAAACTGTATCATTGACGATAATGATATGCTGCATGCCAACGATGTTATTAAGCATAAATTAAATCAGTTCAAAGGATGGAAGTGTAATGCAGGCCTTGAAAGTTTAATGATTAATTGGGACGGGGATGTACATCGTGCAACTTGCAGGGTAGGAGGAAGTTTAGGCAATATATATAATAATACGTTTGAAGTTCCTCAAGAGGCTATTACTTGTTCTCGTAAATTTTGTACATGCGCTGCTGATATTCCGTTAACAAAATGCAAATAACTAATTTAGACGTTCGTAAATACAAAAGATTCTTTGCATTTGGATGCAGTTTTACTAATTACATATGGCCTACTTGGGCTGACTTAGTTGGAAATAACATTCCTATATACGAAAACTGGGGATGCGGTGGTGCAGGCAATCAATATATTTTTAATTCTATTATAGAATGTAACAAGCGCAATACCTTTAATAAAGATGACTTAGTTATAGTAATGTGGACTAGCTGTTCTAGAGAAGATAGATATGTCAACGATGATTGGTTATTAACTCCTACTATACAACGAGAAAAAGTATACGGAAAGTCATGGGCTAAGAAATTTGCAAATCAAGGCAAAGGACTTATGATTAGAGATTTTGCAACAATTGACGCTACCCAACACTTATTAGATGCCTGGAATGTTGATTGGGTAAATTTAAATGGATTGCCGCTAATACGGCCGAATATGAACCGAGTAGAAACAGACATTAAAAAGAAAATTGCAACTGTTGAAGAATTTGAACAACAGTGGTCTGATTATCAAACTAATCTTTCTCAAGGAATTATTAATGATAGTGATTATATAGAAGGAGTAGAAGTCATACAGTTATATAAAGATATGTTTAAGAATATAAAATACCCAATGTTAAATGATATTATTAAAAACAAATCTAGACCAAACTATGGTGACGCACATCCACTACCATCAGAAGCATTGAGTTATTTAAACAACACTATTACTCACAATTTAATTGCTAGCGAATTTGTAAAAACATGGGATTACCATGTAACTAATATACAAAAAGTAAATGTTATGCCTGTTACATTTGACCGAACTAATCCTAACAGATTTTAATTAACGATTTCACAGTAAGTGTGCTAGTTCAGGAAATATAGATGCAGCATCTAGCTTACGTATTGTATCTAGTTTGTTTACATACTCTTTAAAGCCTGGCAGCATATGACTATTATCTCGACTATCCATATGCTTTAATAATCCTGTCCACTGTCGCCAGCCCTTAGGATTGTGTATCCAAAATTCATCGTCTTGTGTATAATTGTCCCATAACCATGTTTTAAGTTCTGCAAAGCGTTCGCGTACATCTTGTTTGTCTGCTTCAGGTAACATTGTAATGTTAAGGAATGTAGGTATATGAACTAAGTGTGCATTAACAAGTCCACCTCCCATCATCATATTGTGTACTCGTCCTACATTCATCTTCTTAAAGTTGCTGTTTACTTTCCACTTTATAAAGTCTGGTATATGTTTGATGTTGAATATCTGTACTGCTGTTGCCATACTAACATGTATATTATCAGGAGTATTGTCTAACATATGCAAAGTGCGCTCTACTTCTGCAAACTTTCCAGGGAAGCGTATGTAATCGTCACGTTCAAAACTTGCATCAACACTAACTGCAAATTTAACTTTGCGGAACTTGCTCCACAACTCAATTAGCTCGTTGTCCACAAGAAGTCCATTTGAATTATAGCGTAATAACACTTTGTCTTGATAACCTTGTCTAACAATTTCTTGAATAAACATTTTATGTTCTTTAATCATTAAAGGTTCGCCGCCAGCAAAGTAGACTTGTTTTAGATTAGGTATTTGTGCATACAACTCTTTCCAGAATGATTCTTTTTCGTGCCACTTGTTATTAAATTCTTTCTTATCCCATGTCATCTGTTTCTTTACAGATTCATCTTCTAACTGCGGAACAAGTTTCTGCCAGTCTGCAACCCACTTGCTTGAATCATGTGGACTGCACATTACACATTTAATATTACAAGTATGTCCTAAACGCAAATCTAGGTATTGCAAGCGTTCAGGCACAGTGCCATCTTCTTCTGTTTGGCGTATTAATTCTTCAGCGTCAACACCTTCGTCATTTAACCAAGTATAAGTTTCCCAGATACGTTTACTAACAATGCCTTGTGATTCTTCGTCAAAGCATCCTGTACAACTTGCTGGTATTTCGCCTGCAAGCATAGTAGTACGAACATTTTTCATAAAGTCGCTGTTCCATGCTTCCATAGGAGTAACTTTTCCAAAGTTAGCATGACTGCCGTCTTTGTTTTTGATCAATCCAACAGTGTGATTTTCTCCTGCGCCGCTTGCATTTGCAGTACAGCATAATCTCATATCGCCATTAGGACGAGTTGCTAAGTGTATCCACGGTAGTACACAAAACGTGCAACTTGATTTAGTTTCTAGGTCACGTTGAAACTTCCCTAGAATTGTATCTTCTTTATCGTACCAATACTTAGACATATGTTTTCCTGTTATTGTGTACTTATCGCCGAGGCCCGATCTATGTTCTTCAGTTTGGCAATAAGAGTGCAGGACTAGTAACTAAATATTGTTAATGAAACATTTAGGTAATATAGAAAATAACAACTGGATTACCCAAGTTGTAGAGCAAGTAATGTCTAAAGAAGGCATGTTGCGTCCTAAGCAAGGCGGTATTCCAGATGGAGACAAAGGAAAACGTGAGTGGCAAAAAGCAATTGATGCTGGTTATGATCCTACTGCGGTGTACTTTCAAATGTTTGATAAAGACAATTTACAAATAGACGTTCCAAATATTTCAACATGCGGCAGACTGCAACACTGGTGGATTACTAAAATGCTGCCTGGCAACTTTATGCCGATGCATATGGATCCTCATACTGTGCAACAACAAAATGCAGATAGATTTTGGATACCATTACAAGACTGGCAACCCGGACACATCTTTATGTACGAAGACTATGTTACAACTAACTACAAAAAGGGTGATATATTTCAATACGCAAATAGTGCTGCACTACATGGTGCAGCTAATATAGGATCTACTCCAAGAGTAGTATTACAGGTTACGTTACATGAATAAAAAAATAGTAATAGTCGGCGGTGGCACAGCAGGATGGATGGCTGCTGCTTATCTTGCAAAGTACCACGGTAGTGAAAATGTTACAGTTGTAGAGTCTGCTACTATTCCAAAGATCGGAATTGGTGAAAGTGTTACTCCGCACGTTCGAGATTTCTTTGAAGAGATTGACATGGACGAAACCGACTGGATGAAAGAAACAGGTGCTATTCACAAGTATGCAAATAAGTTTGTTGACTGGTGCGGTGCAGATGACGAGTCGTATTTTAGCTTTAATTACACTACTCCTGCAAAAAACCTGTACAAGGATATATCTAAAAATGTATCCAGCAACGATTTTAGTGAAAATACTACACAAGCAAGAACTATAGATATTTTATCTCACTTCTTGCATAATAATACGTATGACAGATTTGATCAATACTTTTGCCCACAGTTTCATTATATGGAAAATAATGTTTCTCCATATAATAACAATACTGCTGTGTTAAATCAAGCACACAGTTATGCCCATCATATTAACGCAGAGCTTATAGGCACTTATATTAAAACTAAAGTTGCTCCTAATATTACTAATATAATTGCCAACGTTATTAAAGTAAATGTACACGAAGAAGACATTAGTTCAATCGAATTAGACAATGGATCTATAATAACTGCTGACTGGTTTATCGACTGTACCGGGTTTAGTAAAGTATTAGTTAATGCACTAGACTGGAAAACAAAAACATACGATCATCCAATAGATAGTGCCTGGGTGTGCCAAACCGATTATAGCAATCCTGAATCCGAGATGGTAAACTATACACAAAGTATTGCAGAGCCATACGGATGGCGTTTTAATATAGGACTATATCATCGTGCCGGGAACGGCTACTGTTTTAGTTCACAACATGTTAGTGACGAGGATGCTAAAGAGCATTTTCTAAAACAAATTAAGACTCCTAAAAACGAACCAAGATTAATTAAATGGAAGCCTGAGAGATTAGAAACGTTTGCTAACGGAAACTGTGTAGCTGTTGGCCTAACGTGTGGATTTGTCGAGCCACTTGAAGCAAATGCGCTATACACCATAGTTACTAGTATTAGAAGATTGAACGAAGTATTAAATCTAGCAAATTATGATTCGTATAATGAAAAAATGGCATGTACTATTGACGACATTGCTGATTTTATTTTAGTACACTATACGCTTAGTCCTAGAACAGATACTAAATTTTGGACAGACATGCAGGTAATGGGAAAAGCAAACGATCATGCATCTTTAGTTATAGACAAAATTTATAACAAACGTAATAGTATGCTTGGGGCTATTACAGGATATACTATGTTTCCTGATTATATGTGGGCACAACTTGCAGCTCACTGGAATATAGATTTCGACATTCGGAATAACTCTAGCGATGCAGATAAAATATTAGCAAAGATGCATTTTGATTTTAATAATAATAAACATAAGTATATTTCATCATTAGGCGAAAACAACTACGCATGGCTTAAGAGTAATATCTTTGGAAATGTACCTAGCAAAAAATGGAAAGCTAGTAGTGAGTAGCGTCGAACAAGGTATTTCTGAATGGATTGATAAGATTTCAGAAACACGTTCTGAATTAGGAGGATTACCTGTTTGTCCGTTTGCCAAAAAAGCTAGATACAAAGTAGAACATTTAGTAGACCTCAATATTAATCCTGTGCTAGGTTCATTAGAACTAATAGTTTATATACTAGACAACAAGTACACATTCGAACAACTAGATACTATTGCAAAAGAGTACAATAGTTTTTATCCTTCTTTAGTATTTTTGCCAGACGGTATAGATAGATATTCTAATATTAATGGAGTACAAACTAGTAACGGAAAATATAATATATTATTATGCCAAGACAGGGCTGGGCTGCAAAAGGGCAGAGATACACTACAAAATACATCGTATTACTCGTTCTGGGACAAAGATTATTTAAAGGAGATTTTAGAACAATGACTGAAAATATATACCACCGATACTTAACACTTCCATTTGAGTTTACTAAACCAGAAAAATTTAATTATGCTGGCGAACGTTTTGCAGTTGCAATGGAAGAAAGCGATGTTTATCAACCTTTTAGAGAGTGGATTCAAAGTCTTGGGCTAGAATTATCTAATATCTTAGAAGCGTTTTATACATGTCCAGGTGGCAGCGATGTACCACTTCATGCCGATCCTGGAATGTTGCCTGGGACCGCAGACGTATGTAAATTAAACTTTACATGGGGGCCGGAAGATAGCACCACACGATGGTACAAAATTAGAGACGAAACAAAGTATGAAAAATTTTACGGTGGCACAGCCAGTGGATCTAATAAGAAGTTTTATGAGGCTGGTATTAATCCTGACATTGACATAGACTATAGCATAATAGCAGATTTTGACGACTGTGACTTAGTGTACGAAGCTGTTATAAACAAGCCTAGTCTTATTAATGTTGGACAGCTTCACTCTACATGGAATCCTGGCGACGAATACCGCTGGACCTTTTGTTTTGTGTTATTAGAAAATAACGAGCCAATAACAATGGAAAGAGGATGTGAAATATTCAAGAACTACATAGATAGTTAACTACGCATATAAATAGTTTAACACTGAATAGGAAACAAACATGAAATTTAAAGGATTAATACCTGAACACCAAGTCCAAGACATACTTTTACCGTTACCGAGGTGGAATTATGGTGAAATTAGAGAAGGTAGAAAAGTTATAGATCCTCTTATGCACTTTGGTGCATTTGTATTAGGATACCAAAAAGACGAAATCGTAGACTTTGTTGCAGATGTACTCAAAGGCGAACGTCCTGAGCTTGGCGAAAACCAAATGTCAAAGGGCGGTGCTAACAGATTAAATCATATCAGCTTTGAATTTGCCGACAGAGTTCATGCACTAACTGGAATGAAGTCTTTTTATTCACTTAGTGGGTCCGATGCTAATGAAGGCGCTATTAAATTAGCTACTGCATACCAATGGCAAAAAGGCAACAAACATAAGAACATAGTTGTAGGGTTCAGCGACAGCTACCACGGTAGTACTATGATGACATGCAGCGTAGGCTACGAAAACTTTATGGACAATCCATTTTATACACTAGAGCCGCATCAGAATACAAGACGCATATCCAGAATCTGGGCAGAGCAAGATATAGACTGGGATAATGTGGCTGCTGTAATGATCGAACCATGTTCATACGGTTCTGCGCTGCTACCTCCTACTGATGAATGGTGGGCACACTTAGACAAACTACGCACAGACCACGATGTTGTAATTATATTTGACGATATCTTTACTGGTGGTGGTAAGACAGGTAACTATGTAGGTTGGCATGACACTCCTATCAAGCCAGATATTTCAACTATGGGCAAAGCAATAACAGGTGGATTTTTCCCCCTAAGTATGGTATTATATAATGAGAGAATTGAAAATGTTCTGCCTGAAGGCTTTTTCTGGGAACACGGATTTACTTACAGCTTTAGTTTAGCAGGAATAGCTAGTGCTATAAAATACTTAGATATTCTAGAACGTGATAACTTATTAGAAAAGCATGACGAAATAGTAGAACGTGCTATTTCAGTATTTGAAAATAACGGACACGTAGTTACTAGTAGATATGGATTAATATTTAAAGCTGCTAGAAGCGACAATAAAAAAGACAAACACTTTTATGTAATACCGATGAACGCGGGCGATGAATACTTTGAAGCACTACAGGAGAACCTAATATGGTTTACACAGAATACGACCCACTAGAAGAAGTTATTGTTGCAGATTCGTATGCAGGTGGTGACTTAGATCATTTATTTCCAAATGAGAACTTATCACAGTTTAATCAAATACTAGACGAAACAAAAGAAGACTTTGACAAATTAGCAGACTTCTTAAAAGCAGCCGGAGTTACAGTTAAGAGACCAGACGTATATCATTACGATGGTCATATCGCAATGTCAGGGTTTGATGTAAAGTTTCCAATGGGACCAACCGTTCCTAGAGACCAATACAAAGTATTAGATAAAACTATTATCCAAACATACACTAGCTTAACTGATCGGTATTTTGATGGACTAAGTTTTTATAATATATTTTCAGAAATGTTTGACGAGGGCTATAATTGGATTAGCCAAGCTGCTCCTCCATTAGTTCCTGTTACGCCAAGTGACATATGGTACATGCCGGGGCAAGAGCCCGGAGCTAACATTTATTATAGTAAATTAAAAGACAGAATATTATTTCACACAGCAACTATGTATCCTGTAGGTGATAAAATTATTATAGACGCCGATGGACCTGGTAGTAAAAAAGGCTACGAATGGCTTAAACGTAATTTAACAGACTTTGAATTTATAGAAAACACTAACGGGCATGCTGAAAACTACGGACATATTGATCACGGATTTCTTATGATCGACGACGAGACAGTTTTACATGCTGGCATTGAATGGGTACCACATGCATTGCGGCATTTAAAATTAATCGATGCTGAACAATTTGTTCCTTCACCGAAGACAAAAGAATACAAAAGAAACTTCATTGCTAAAGGTGGTAGATACGAATTAGACTGGGTTGAAAATTATTTAGGTAATTGGACAGGATATAACCAAGACTGTTGCTTTGACTTTAACGTACTAGTTGTGGATAGAAACAACCTTATCTTTGGACGAGAAGTTCCAGATCTATTTAAATTCTTAAAAACACACGGAATTGATTGTCATGTATGTGACCAACGTCATATGCTGTTCTGGGAAGGTGGCATTCATTGCAGTACATTAGATACTAAAAGGCGTGGTTCTAAAAGGTCAATTATTTAGTATGGAACAATTAACTGTACAAGATGTTATTAAGCGAGCCGGTGGAATAAAGTTAATCAACGACACCGGCATTTCTAGTGATAATAAGTACATAGTCCATGCTGAAGACTGTATTAAAGAACAATTAGATAACTTATGAAATTACTAGAACACAAACACTTGATCATTCGTACCGAAGTTAACAACCCTCCAAGAGATGAAGTTTGGTTACAAAATTGGCTTACTGAACTAGTAGATAAAATTGGTATGAAAGTATGCCGAGGGCCTATTACTGCATATGTTGACATGCCCGGTAACGAAGGATTAACTGGCGTAGTTGTAATCGAAACTAGTCATATTGCAATACATGTATGGGACGCTGTTGAGCCAGCACTTGTGCAACTAGATGTTTACACATGTGGTGCTTTAAATAAAGACATTATTTTTGCAGAGTTAAAACAATGGGATCCTGTTAAAATTGAATGGAAATACCTAGATAGAGAATTTGGATTAAACGAAGTGAAGTAAAGAAAGAAGTATTATGATATTATCAATATTTGGATTACCAGTTGTTATAATTAAAAATAATGATATAAACACATTATTTTCGAACGAACTACATGACGAAGTAATGAAGCATCTTATGCTTCCTGAAAATAAAGATGTTAGTCACCCGTACGCAAGAGGTGGACGAGTTTGTAGTACAGATCTTAATTTTACATTAACTAGCGATAAAGCGAAACAATTTAATATACTATTAGATACACTTAAACAAACAGGAATAAAGTATGCTAATTTGTATTCAGATGCCACTGATTTACAATTTGATAATATGTGGATTAATTTAACTTATGCAGGTTGCGAAACTAGAAATCACTGGGATAGGTATACCGAAGAAGATGAAAAAACTCTAATAATGTTATTCTATCCTAAAGCTCCTTTGGGTGGATCAAATTTAGTTTTTATACACAACAGCAATTACGGTGATTGGCCTAGCGAATATCAAGATAGTGACGTACTTAGACTTGCTATCGAAGAAGGCGATATTGTTATTATGGACAATACTATTTTACATGCTGTAGATGCACATATGCCAAGTGAGCCTCGTATGTGTATTGCTACTGAATTTAAGTTTGTTTAACTTTTTTATCAGTACCAATAAAGTCGTGTCCTATGTTATAGTTACTAGGACAAAATTTGCATTGCGGTATAGGATTAACTAAATTGTTTACAAATTTCTCAACATCATCATCGTGCGACATTGGTTGATATGCATGTGCTAACTCTTTATCTGCAACTGCAACATTAAATTGATTTAAAAAATCTGGTAATACACTTACTAATGGACATTTGTATAATTTGCCTTTATTAAGTTGATGGCAAGTTTTAAATCCACAAACATCGTGTGCTTCGTCTACATCGCTATCGTACCCCAGTGTTAGTTGCTTATTAACTAAGTCCATTGCACTAGCTCTAAATGTTTGTGACCAGTCAAGAATTACTTCAACACCGTTTTTATCAATGAATATTCTAGACACTCTGCGAGCAGGAGCTTCTCCAGTATCAGATACGATTACATCAAGGAATGTGTTAATAAAGTCTAAAAAGCCGTCATAAAGTTTTATATCATGACATGTTATCCAAAGTGTACCATTATTCTTTGATAGTACATCATAAACATCTTGTGTTAGTTTATTAAGTGTTGACCCATTAGTAGATATTTGTAATTTAGCAGTTGGCCATAAGTTAGATATACCTTTGAGCCATTTATTGAAATCAGGATTCAGTGTAGGCTCGCCGCCCATAAGTTGTATTATGCCAATATCAAGTTTTTTGCTTAACAGTTCGTACTCATCTTTATAGTCGTCCCACCGCTGGTGTCCTTTGAAAGCATAATTATTAAAGCTCTGACAATGTGTACAACTGTAATTACATACATTGGTAATGTACATTTCTGAATATTTTAAAGTAGGCTTCATTTCTTTTTTCCAATAATCATATAGCGTGTATACATAGGAGTTTCAAATTCACCTCGCCATAGAGGTTTAACTTTACTCATACGCATAAAGTCATCTGCGTCTGTTGCACAACGTATATGTTCGGGCAAGTCAAAATAGTTATTACTCTGTATTACAAATATTGCATCGTCTGGTTGATTACTTAACCATTGTTCGTATTGTTCTTGCGTAACGTGTTCACAGCTTGTGTTAATAATAATATTTGCAGGAGATGAATAATCACACATATCTGCTGTTACTGCGGTAAACCGTCCTTCGATTTCCTGACGCTTGTTTACTGTACACGCTGTTTCTTCACATACAGGGTCTATATCTACACTTGTAATGTGCCTAATGGACATATCACTATTAAATAGCAGATTTGATAGTACTCCGTTCCAGCCACCAAAAATTACTATATTAGATTTACTATAATGCGCTTTATACACTTTAGTTAATTGTTCAATGAGCCAAACTTTACTGTTGACTTGTCCTTTCCAAAAGCTTTCTAGAGTACGATAGCGATCTTCACTATTACGAATAGCATCCATCCAGAATAACACATCTTGTATTTCAACTTTCATACTTTACCTTTGGTAGTTTACTATCTGCACTACTTACGCAAGTAGGAGTAATGCACTTACGTGGCGCTTTAAAGAGCTCAAAGCCGCCGTCTAACGTGCCTAGAGGTTCGTCATGGCAACTGTAGCTGCGCTTAACTTCATTCTCTCTAATGACGCATCCTTGGTATCCTGCATTACAACTCCAGCCTTTGAACTTGTTGAATCCGAAGGAATTAAAGCGTTCTGCTTGATCTACGTAGTAGACGTTACCGTCTTTGTCTTGCAATTCTACTTGCAATAACGGTATTATTTTTTTAAATTCGTCTGGGATTCTTTGTGGGAATCCTGTTTGCAACAAGCCGAGTTGTACATCCGTATATCCGGATACCACACGAGAGGCTGTAGGATCGGACTGTGGCTTGACAGTAACATTAATGCCTCTGGCGGCAAATCGCTGTAAACGTTCGTAAAGCTCTTCAAACATTTCAGGAACCATAACTTGATTGATCGTAATATATACATTATTTTTCATTAATTGGAGACATTTATCCCCAAACTCCTGTTCATTTGCAAACTCTGCATGGTAGCTTGCTGTTATACTTCTACGTTGCAAACTGCTTGTAGATTCTAACCAGTTGTTCCACCATTTGCTTCCTGGGCTTAGATTGGTTGTCAT